ATAAAAGATATTCATATCTTGACTATGACGATCTTTTAAGTGCTGCACATTTTGGAGTTGTTAAAGCTTTAAGAAGTTATAAATCAGATAAAGGAGCATCTTTTCAAACATGGCTTGAAAGATGTGTAAATTTTCAATTTTTAGAATTTAGACGAAATCAACAAAGATACCTTAATCATTTTATTCTTTTTGAAGATATGGATATTTTTGAAGATGAAATCACTACACGAAAAATTAAAAATCTAATTCTACAAAACTCTATAAATTGGCATTTTAAGAGGCTTCATCCAAATCATCAAAAACTTCTAATACGAAGATTTAATGGAGTGTCACGAAAAAAACTAGCTAAAGATTTTAAATGTAGTACTGGTTCAGTTGATGCAAAAATTTCACGGGCTAAGAAACGATTACGAAAATTTGTTCAAGAGGTAGTATGATGCATTTTGTTCCAATCGGTGGAATTGCTCTTAGTCGTGATAGCGGCTGGTCTGATAAGTTAAGACGAAAATGTAAAATTCCTTTAGGAAATTGGCATGAATTTTGCTGGAGCGATCTTGCAGATCAGCAGGCTCGTAAAATGTCTTGTGCTTTTTGGCAAAAACCTTTTTGGTTTTTATTTGGAGACGCATTAGCATATAGACAATCTGAAAAATCTATTTTAGCAAGACTCCAAGATCATATGGCATTAATTCCTGAAGAAGAATCTATAATGTTTATCTGTCACTCTTGGGGAACAAGAGTTTGGTATGATTTCTTTAAAACAAATTTCTTAGATAGAAATAGAATGTATCGTGTTCTTCTTATGGGTTCGGCTGTTGGAGCATTGGCTCCTAATGATCTTCCTCGATTAGAGGGTAAAGTTATTAATCTTCGAGCGATGGGTGATTTTATTTCATTAGGTCTTAAAAAACGTAATTCTCATGTTTATGAAAGATGGGTTATGTCTTTTCCACCACATACTGGTCTCTGGCGTTTAGCTGTTACGAAATACTTTATCAAAGAAGCTTTTAAACATGGCTAATTCCCATACGCCTTTAGTTGCAATGATTGCTCAATGGACCATTAATACCGTTGGAATTGTAACTATTGTTTGTTTTGCATTTTGGTTTGGTGGCTGGAAAACAGAAATAGACATAAAATTAAATGTCTCAGGGCGTGTTAAGGCTCTTGAAGATTGGAAAGTGGGACCATTAGATGTTTGGCAAGATGGTGTTACTAGCTTTATGACTGTTGAATTTAAAGGGAAGGTGTATGATGCGCACATGGACATTGATCATAGTAAGTTGCCTAGTTCTTAGTTGCACTAGCATTAGAACTGGTGAAGATGGAAGTTGGTCATTTTTTGATCTTCACCCACTCCGAACTGGAACACAAGCAAGTGTTATTGCAGTTCCAGATGGTAATAATGTTTATCTTGAAGCTCATATTGGTGCAGTTGTTGTCGAACAAACTTTAAGTGTGGCATCAACTGAAATAACTGATATTATTCTTCAATCCGCCGTTAGTGATAGTAACGGTATAGATGATATAGTTTTTGCACAAAATCTTCAAACTTTTTATGGTATAGTTGCTTTAGCTGCCGCGGCTTTTGGGGCTCCAGCTCCCGCAGGATTAGCTGCTGGGGCATGGGCAACAGAGCAGTATGATATTGATAAAGAATCTTTTAATTGGGTGATTCCTGGCTGGCTTAAGAGTGATGTCGCTTCGCCTGAACTCAATTAACGGGATTCTTTCGGCCCCACAACGTGGATCTCCTCCTGTTGAGACTCCAATAGGATATAAACGTGATCCGCGAAACCCATTTATGTTTTTTCCGATCATTAATGATTGTGAGTATAGAAAAATCACTACCAAACAAACTCAATGTTGTGGAAAGAAAAAATCTTGGCATTGTCTTGCACAAGATGGAAAGCGAGTAACAGCCGGTGTCTGCAAACGATGTCAAGATGTGGGATTGGAAGAAGTTAAAGCTGCCTGAAGAAGTTTGGTTAGCTGGTAAAGGCCCTAGTCTTAAAACTTATAATTGGAATTTAGTAGGATCATATTGTTTTGCCTGTAATGAAGCTGCTATTGAAATATCACCAAATTGTTTCGGTGTTTTTGTTATAGATTTACCAGTAATAGATAATTTACGAAGATGGTTAGATCATAGAACTATTGTTTTTACTAAAGAGAAACTTGATTTTCCAAATCTTGCTATTTGGGAACGAAATGATATTGCAGAAATAACTTCAACATCTGTTACCGCTGTTCAGATTTTAGCAATAATGGGTGTAAGAAAAATACATTTTGTTGGTTTTGATTCAATGGATGGAGATGCAAACTATACTCCTTTTTTAAGAGACCTTGGTTTGAGACGCGGAAATACTGATGGTTATAAATTTATTAATGAGCGTTTAAAAATGCATTTGTTACAAGAACAAATTGAAGCAGTTTGGGAGCACAGAAATGTATAAGGAAATCTATCAAAAGCTTTATACAACATCAAGATATGGTTGGGCGGATAAAGGTTGTTGTCCTGGTGTCCGTTATTTTCCAAAGTATGAGGCTTGGCTTTTAAATCCAATTATTGATCTTGGTTGCGGTTCAGGGGATACAGTTAAACTACTTCGTAAAGAAGGATTTGATGCAGATGGAATTGATCAAATTGAATTAAAAAATGGAATGATTTCTGGAGATATTTGTGATCCTATGAAAGGAATTGAAAAATATAAAACAGCAATCTCAATTGATGTTTTTGAACATTTAACAAATGAGAAACTTAGAGGGCTTCTTTCAAATATGGCTCAATGTAGACGACAGGTTTTAAATATTTTTCTAGGACCAAGCACTTGGCCTGGAACAAACTTTGATTTACATATTAATCAACAAGGCTGGCCAGAGTGGGAAGCTTTAATTCAAGAGTATTTAAGAATTATTCATTCAGAAGTGAATGATAGATGTCGGAGGTTGTTTTTCTGTGAGAGCCTACATAGTTGGTAAAGGTCCAAGTGTTAATAATTTAACTGGGGATGATTTTAATGATCCGGCACAGAGTTTCATTATTACTCTTAATGAAGCTATTGAACCCATTGAACAGCTTAATCTTCCACATAAAATCTTCTCGATGCAACAGGACGGTAGACCAGAGTGTATGCGACGGCCTAAAAAAGCGACTCTTGTTTTATCAAAACAAGAATCAAAAGATTGGTTTCCAGATTATTCTGATAGAATAATTTATGATCGTGTTAAACAATTTGGATTAGATATTCGAGATTTTTCTGTTCTTTCAGCTATGGCGTTTGCAAAAGTAATGCACGGAGATGAATTTACATTTATTGGTTTTGATGCTTGTACCTGTGGAAGTCTTGACTATTATGATCCAACTTTACCTGTTTTTGAGAAACCAGAACATTTTTTAATTCATTGTGATTTAATTGCTTTAAGTGCTTGGCCTAATGATATAACTTGGCGAAGACCAGATGGAACTGAAAAAGATCAAAGAGCAAAAGATTTTACAGTTATAACACCTACTGGAGACAGACATCATTGTTTAAAACTTTGTCGATTTTTTTTAGGAAGACAAACTATTTTACCAAAAGAATGGATTATTATTGATGATGGACAAAAACCAATCAACTGGCAATATCAACGAAAAGCTAAGTATGTTCGTCGTGAACCAAAAGTAAATGATCCAGACCATACGTTACGAATGAATTTATTTGAGGCTTTTAAACATATTACAACCGATAAGATTATTATAATGGAAGATGATGACTGGTATGCTAGAGATCATTGTGAGATGCTTTTTAATGCTCTTGATGATTATGATCTTTGCGGACAAGGTTTTACCTATTACTATAACATTCCGCATCAATCTTTTAGAAGAATGAATAATAATAAACACGCCAGTTTTTGTCAAACTGCATTTACTTCTAAAGTTATTCCAATACTTCGACAACTTTGTAACAGAGGTCAATCACCATTTCTTGATATAGAATTATGGCAACATTTTGATGGTTCTAAAAAAATCTTACCAGCTAATCCCGCAACTTGTATTGGAATGAAGGGGATGCCTGGACGACCAGGACAAACAACTGGTCATAAAAATCCGATTGGATTTATAGATGATTCTAATGGAGAAATTTTAAATCAATTAGTAGGTTCTGATGATTTTCTTTACAGAGAGGAAATAGTTTCATGATTCCACGTACTGTTGAAGGTATCCGTACTAGAATTTTAACAGATGGTTCTTTTATGCTTCCAAGAGCCCCAAATCAAGTTCGACAAATGTTAGATGATCAATTTGTTCGTGTTAAGGGTGAACTAAGATGGTTTGAAGAACTTGAGAATCGCGTTTGTTTAGAGGATTTTAAACGTCTTTTTCTTGGAGAAATGTGTTATCTTGTTGGAAAAGGTCTAAGCTTAGATTTTTTAACATCAGATCACTTTAGAAACACTCATGCTCCTGTTATTGCTATTAATGAAGCAATACATAAAATTGAAACATTAAATCTTCCAAATCAACTTTTTGTAATTCAACAGGATAGATCATTAGAAAATCGCTGTTTACCAAAACAAGCAATACTTATTGTTTCAGCGGTATCTGGTGAATATTATTCTGATGTTTCAGTTGATAAGAAAATTAATTTTAGACCGGAACAATTTAATGCGACAAGTAGAACATTGACTGTTGCTGTTGCAATTAATATGGCAAAATCACTTGGTTGTTATGCTTTCACACTCCTTTGTTTTGATGCCTGTGTGAATAATAATTTAGAATACGCAAATTGTGTGGGAAGACCTTCCTCAATTGGGGGAGATCCACAAAGATTTTTAACACATAAGAACGTAATCTTAGGTGCTGTTGGTCAAGGTTCAGTTAATTGGGTTATACCCGTATCCCTCGACAAAGTAACTCTCGATAGCTATTTGCAGTCACCAAGCAGTCTTGAAGCGCATCGTGAAGATGTGCAGGTTGAACCGGAACACCCAACTGATGCGCCATCCACCGGAGACTAAGTTTTGAAAATGGAACACGATCCGCTTGCATAGCGTGGTAATCGTTCATAAAGGCAATTGTATTCATTGTATCCCTAGGATGATAATGAAAAAATTCATCATAGAGACTAACACCTAGCCAATGCTTTAAAAAATCCATATCAAATGCATAGTTATGACCTAATGGAATAATTTTGCAGCGATCTGTGCCTCCCTTATTTAAAGGGAGGTTCAATTTTTCCATCCACTCCTCAAAAAGTCCTTTAGCTATTTCGGGATCATAACCGGAGCGTATTGCATTAATGATTTTCTTTTTATTTGTTTTCATAACTGGAATTGTCCAGTTAATACGCCAGGCAGCTTCAGGCTGTATTAGCATATAGAAAGGTAATACATCTTTTCGTACTTGAATATTAGAATCTAAAGGAAGACAACAGATTTGCCAAATCTCATGATGACCAGGTATATTACCCGTTGTTTCTACATCAACAACAACCATTTGGTTGCCGTTCCAATGCTGCATCGAAAGAGCCATTATTTACCCTTTGTTAGTTTTTCAATAATTCTTGATAGTTCTGTTGAGGATTTCTTTTCTTTCTTCTTAAAGATAACTGAATATCCAATTTCAGGTCTTTCAATTAATTGAATAAATTCAGCTTCTAATTCCATTTCATCAGCATTGATTTTAGCAATCAAACCCGCTATTGAATAATCTTTTGAGACATACGTTTTAAGAAAAATCATTCTGTTAACGCTCCTGAAAATGTTTTAACACGACCTAAAACTTCTTTAGCTCGCTTACCTTGATCCTGGTCAACTAGAGATGGACCCCAAGTTGGGACAGGTGGATGCCTACCGATTTGTACATTTTCTCCTTTGGTAAATTCATAGCTTCTAGGATCAGCATAGAATTCTAAGGCTTCACGCATTTTAAATTCTTGAAGCTTCAATTGACGTTTAGTTTTTGGTATCTTAGATAAAATAAAATAAGGCTTATACCAAATATTGGTTACTTGACCACTACGAATTGTCTTCTCAGCGGCTTCTGGGAAGTCTTCAATAGGCTTAAACTCTTGCTTCCTTAATCCAAAGAAGTTCCTTAACCGTCTCACGAAATCTGCGACCGCTACGATCATCTTTTTGATTCTCCTCTCGAAAGGCTTGTGGATCTGCCGTCCTTACTTGTGACCAAGAGTACTCGTCATCCCAAGGAAATTTATCATAAAAATCATTAGGATAACCAGAGACAGCGACAAATCCTTTTAATCTAAAGATTAATTTAAGTAAATTAGTATGATCCTCTAAGGTGAAGGCTGGTGTATTATAATAGGCTTCATATGTGCCGAAGTAAGGCGGGTCGATATAGAAAACGGTATCCGGTCCATCATAGTCAAGGATACATTGATCGTAGTTTTGATTTTCTATTGTAACCTGCCGAAGACGTTCATGCAATTCAGGAAACTTAGAAAGTCTACTTCGTATTCTACCTGAAAATCTAACAAGAGCGGAGGAAGTACATCTTCCAAAATTACGACCAAGACTACCAAAAGAGTAACGAATCATATAATACCACTTAGCGGCTCGTTCTATTTCATCATCTGCATTTGTCCAGTTATCTCTTGCATCAATAAAATCTTCTCTTGAATGAATTGTTAGGTCAAGCCAATCAATTAATTTTTCAAGTTTCTTTGGATCACGAAGACAGCGGTAAAAACAAACAACCCCACCATATCTGTCATTGAAAACTTCAATTTTTGAGGGCGCACGACTAAAGAGAACCGCTCCTGACCCACCAAAAGGCTCAACGTAACAAGTACGAACCGGAAGAAGAGGAACAATATGCTTAACAGATTTTGTCTTTCCACCGTGATAAGAAAAAGGTGGTCTTAAAATCCGTTCTCTTGTATGTCCGTCTTGAGCTTCAAGTTCGTCAAAGAGCGAGGGCATCTCTATACCTTTGTCCTTCATTAATTTCTGTAAGAATTTCATTTAATTTTATGCTAAGATCAAAAGGTGTTCCACTATTTTCAATACGATAATGTGGTTTGACCGAAACAAGACCGACTTCGCTTGCATGGCTCATATCTGTATCTTTTGGATTTTCACGTCCAGTAATTTCAATAAGATGACCACCTAATCGTAAAATTCGTTGTCCTTCATTATCAAATCGCATATCATCAGCAAGAACACAGTCTGCCGAGTAACGAAGTTCATCAAGCGCTCGATGCCAATGATTAACCCAAATATCATGGTGAATACATTTTCTACCATATCAGTTCCAAGAAGCTGAAGTAATCGGCGACCTTTGGTGTCTTTTTTACCATTCCATCCCATAAGCATAGCATACTTTTTAACAGGTTGTGCGAATGGAAGAATATAAGCGTCATCAAATTCTAAACAAATCATCTTAGCAGCCGTAGTTTTACCAGCTCCAGCTTTACCACAAAGACCAAGGATAATCATTTTATGTATTCTCCGTACGACCAAATATCATTTGTTTCTAAAATCCGAAACTCACCATTATTCTGGACATGAACACCGATGAAATGTTTATTATCAATACGAATAATTTGGTCAAAGCCCTCCTCAAAAGCAACCATTAATTGTTTTCGTTGCTCTGAAGAAAGATTTTGAAATGCTTTATCAAGCATTAGTTTGAAACACCAAAAATTCGTTATCTACTCCACCTAGAATATAGTGACTGTTTTCTGGCAACTCAGGCGGGTCAATATCAGTCCACCAAATATTCCCAATATACCATTGAGCATCACTTTTATTTCTACCTTTAGGATATTCAGGTGGCAATTCCTTACCCATTCTTCGTTTCGACCAATGTTGTTTTTCACTTGGGTCTACCCATTCGTGAAATCTATCCCAAAGATCACTATACTTGATTTTACAACCTGGTATAAAACAACATCTATCTCTGATAAAAGTTTGAAGGGCCGTTTCATTAAGACGTTGTAAAGTTTGCTTCATTCCTGTTGTAATTACAGGAACATTTAAACGATCTGTTGAAGGGGGTATATCAAGATTTAATAAATCTGAAACAAATTCTGGAGCTTCTTTTTCTAGCTCCGGGAATAATATCCTCTTGGGGACCATTTCAAGAGGACTAATGTATTCGACGTATGTAATGGTAATTCGAGTGTCCCCAGGGAAGACGGGACAATATTGAAAATCATTTGCACATTGTATCCAATGCGTTGTATTGGGTGTATGATACGGGGTTTCCCCTTTACGATGAATGAGAATCTCACGCCCCGTGACCCAATCTTTAATTCGATTGAGAGCCGCTGACGCTTTACTGAGGTTAATTTCTTCAATAATGCAGAGAAGAGCCCCTTCGATTTCGGCATTAAAGCCAGACGGGTTTGTAATCGCAGCGTCAGCACGCTTGTATCCTTTTGTGATAAGTCTCTCCAACGCTTCGTGGAAGATTGATTTTCCGCTGCTTTCAGGTCCATAGAGAAAAAGATACGGGAGTGGTTCAAGGGGAGCCTGAAGCAAACTGGCAATCCAACACTTGAGGTAGTCAGCGCCAGATAAGATGCCGTTTGCCTTTGCCCAACCATTTTGTTTAATTGCATCATCCAACCCTCGTCCAACATGATTTAAAATCTTTGTCCAAGTGGGATATGACAGGGTTTGACTGTGAGGAGCGGGTAAAAATCTTAATTGTGCCGAGTTACGATTCCAAGCTCTATCACCAGGATATTCATTTTGAAATGGTTGATTTACAAGAACCCAGGGTTTGAAAACAGAAGACCCTAAAATTGCTGTTATGTCTACGTGCTTTAGCCCTATAGCACCTAAAGCTGATTTGATATGATGTAAAGGTTCATTCACCCATCTACCATCAGATTTTAATGACCAACCATAATCTTCTCCACTTTCGGTAATTAGATGTCTAACTAGATCATCGTAATTACCGATTTCTAATTCAATTGGAGAACCTAGTTGGACATTAAAAACCTTAGTCCAAGGTTTGTTACCTTTAGCTAACCAACCTTGCATCTCAGAGGGTGTATCGTTTGATTTTCTTTCTACTTCAATAATTAGACGACCATCTTTGTGCTGTTTAAGTTTTGTTTCACGCGCCCGTAAAGGGTTAGCCACCTCAAAAATAACGCCTAAAAGAGCGGCGGCATTAATTGCAATTTCGGCTTCTCTAAAAACAAATCCACCAGATGGATCTTCGATTCCTCCAAGTGAACGACAAGCAGTTTTAAAATCTGGTTCTTGATTTAAATAACACCGAGTCCAACCAGCCCCATCTTGCTCCCAAGACTCATGTTCTTGAACCCCTGGAGTATAGCGACGAATACCCCAAGCCCCGCGTCTTAGGGGAAAGGCAAAACAATTATGGTCGGTTCCCGGTTCTTTACCAGTTGCCAATGTTTCAAAAATCCCACAAAAGCTAAGTTCTTCATGCGCTCTCTTTAAGTCAGCAGTATGGCATACTAACATATGATGATCCTGATTGAACCACCATTGAGCCTTTATATCTGTTAAAAATTCAATAAGTTTTCTATGAGTTTCATCTAATTTGATTTTAGGGCGTTGCCCCGAAAGCTCTTCAAAAATACCTGTTTTGATTTCTGGTATAATTTGTGGAAGATTTTTTCGACGCTGACCAGATATAACTTTAATATGATCTCGCCAATGTGGTGGAATTTTATCTTTAGTGAGAATACTTCCTTTTTTAATTAACTTAAGGCCATCTGTTTTACCAGAGCGTCGATGCCAGATCCACATATTTCCACCACAAATATCTACTTTACTTCTAAAATCAAAGCCAGTAAGAGCCGAAAGATTTCCAAGAATTGCGCGAGCAAGCGCGGCGTGTTCATTATGATTTTCAGTAGGAACTGGCTCAAGAAAAATATATAAGTGAAGTCCTTTACCACCCGCAGATTTACGAATTGTTACCCATTCGATTTTCTCAGCTTCTTGACGAATTTGATCTAATTCAAGTGTTGTCATTTTTGACTTATGTTGTTCACTATGCCCAATAATAGCATCAAAATCAAAAGCCACCCATCGACTAACTTTATGGGTCCAATCCCAACCAGTTAGACCAATTCCTTCGGCGTGTTGCTGTAAATCAAATTTAATATAAGAATCAGTATAATTCGGGTTAGTAGCTGCGTTCCAAGGGATACGAAAAGGTTTCCAAATATTTGTACCGTCTGTCCAACCAAGCCATTTTTTACCTTTAAAATCACCATCAACACGCTCTCCCCCATCCTGAGCAACATTAACTTGACATTCCATATTAAAACCATATAAATCTGCCAAATCAGAATGAGTCTGATCTGTTAAGAAGTTTTTTATGGCTGCTGATTTTAATAAGGGCATTAGGTATCCTAACTACTTAGTAAAAATCATTTCCGAAAATCAAATCAATTTCTGTCGGTAGGCTATCACTCAATTTCTATAAGGCATAAACAAAACTTTTGGAAAGTAGCTTGTAAGTCTAATAAATTCAATGTTCTACAAAACTACTTTTTACAGTCTTAAGTTAGTAGTATTGGCACAGATATTGCTTCCTTAATATAATAGGAGAGAATTTTGAGTCCGTAAGTAAGTAAGCTGTAAGTCTAATAAATTCAATGTTCTATCTTTTACTTTCCAAAAAGTCCGTTTATGCCTTATAGGATTAGACAGAGACATTTACTTGAAATAGATTTGATTTTCTAAATTGATTTTCAAGTAAATGATTTTTCTCACGGAGAACCAAAAAATGGGTGATACAGACACACTACAGAAAACAGGTTTGGCTGAGATTCCAATTGGTAAAATCAGGCCAAACAAGGTTTCACTTAGAAAAGTTAATCGCGAGTCTGAGCAGTATTTAGGACTCGTCGATTCTATGAAAGCCCAGGGATTTTTCGGGGCTATTACTGTTAGACTTCGTATTGATGAGGATTCCGGCGAAGAGTTCTATGAGTTAATCGACGGACTCCATCGTTATACGGCTGCTCTGGATGCCGGACTTGAAAAAATCAAGGTTGATATTCAAGACCTTGGAAATGATCAGGTTCTTGAGGCTCAGATTCTTGCAAATATCCATAAAATCGAAACGAAGCATCATGAGTATTCAAAGCAGCTTCGTCGTATTCTCGACCGTAACCCCATGATGACTGAGCCTGAGTTGGCTCAGAAGCTTGGGAAAACACCTCAATGGATTCGTCAGCGTCTCGATCTCAACAAAATTGACAATCCAAAGATTATCCAGCTTATTAACGAAGGTAAGATGCGGCTGGCAAATGCGTATGCTCTCTCCAAGCTTCCTGCTGATGAGCAGTTGAACTTTGTTGAGGCGGCTTGTTCCGAGCAGCCTGATGAGTTCATTCCCAAGGTCACAGCGCGAAAGAAAGAGCTGAACGAGCAAAGACGACAGGGTAAGGGTGACGAACAGAAGCCTTGGTCTCCTGTTGCGTTCCTTCAGAAAATGACCGACATCAAATCTGAGGTCGGTTATCCTGAGTCAAGTGCGCTAACTGGTGTTGCGTGTAATTCTATTGTCACACCAGATATGACTGGTGAACAGGGTTTTGTTGCCGGTCTCAATTGGGCTCTCCATCTGGACGATGCTTCCGTTAAGGCTCAGAAGACTAAGGAAGAGGAGCGTCGGGCTAAGAGAGATGATGCTCGTAAGAAAAAGGCTGGTGAGCGTGCTACTAGCAAGGCGGCTAAGGCTATTAGACAGGCAAAGATTGCTGATTTTGAAGCCAGAGTCGCGGACCGGATCAATAGCGAAGAGATGACAGAAGGACAGGCCGAAAGTGAGCGCAAAGAGTTTATGGCCGCGCTCGACCGAGAGGCAAAGGAAGCGGCAGCCGCAGCGGAGGCCGCTGTTTGACTTGACTCCGCTCCAGGTGGCTCCCTGTCAGTCGGACGGCAGGGAGTCACCTAATTTTTCCAACTAAAAAAAGAAAGGCTATAAAATGAGTCCCGATCCAGAAAATCCAGCAATCCCTGAAACTGAGTCACTTCTTCCACCAGAGGCAATACCAGAGGGAGGATTACAAAAGTTTGACAAGCACGCACTTGCAGCCGTAAGCGGTAGTCAATTTCTTCCACGACTTCAACTTATGACGGCAGCTAGTAAGATTGTCAAAAAGAAAGAATTCCCGGAAAATCACTTTGCCTTAATTCGAGGCCAAAAGCATCAGGATTTAGGCGAATCAATTGATGTTGCTGTTTTATCCTGGCGTCCAAAAGCTATGGATATGAGTGGCGATGAAGTTATTTCTATCTTTGATCCAAAACCAGATGAAAACGATGATCCAACAGGTGAGTTTCTTCGGATTGTCGAAAAATCTAAAGAACAAGATAGTATGTGTATGTGGGGATCAGAGTATCTAGTTTTCATAGCTGCTCCTCATAATGCTCTCGCTCATTTCTTTATGGGAACAATATCAACACGGCGTGAGTCTCCAAAGATGCACGCTAAAATTAACCAGAAGGCTACTCTAACTCCCGAGTTTTGTGAGAATAAGAGATTTAGTTGGTATGCCCCTGAAGTATCTGCTTGTTCGACACCGATGGAATTACCTAATGCTGCAAAGCTAAAATCTGAAATTATTAAATTTCAGAATCCACCGGAAGAGGAAAGAGAGCGAGTCCCAGAAGCGGGACAAGAAGCAAGAGTACAATAACAAGAGTCTTGAGGGTAGGAAGATTGTAAATATCTTCCTACCCTCAAACTGTTTAGGAGAAAATCATGGTATCAGGAACAGAGGCACTTAAAGACGGTTCTTTTTTAGATGAGCTAACTAAAGTTGAACAAAGTACAACTCAAATTGAAAAAATAGCAAATGATATTCTTGGTATTCTTGAAATTGACTATAAAGAGAAGGACTCAGAGGCAGAAGTACCATCTTCACCAACACCTACTTCAATAGCTTTTGATGGATTTACAACTCGTCTTAGAGGTATTAAAGTTCGCCTTAATATCGCCCATTTAGATAAACTCGAAAAAATCTATGCGGCAATTAAGGAACTTGGATTGTGACAAAGTTAGAACCACTCTCAATTCAAATGGTTAACTGGGCTCTCTTCCGTAAATTAGTAGGAGAGGGTCCAGTTAAAGCCGTTGATGCTGCCGAGATACCTTTAGATGATCCTGCGGCCTTTGTTTCGTGTCTTAAATTTAATAACCGACCATTTGAAACACTTGAAGATAAGGGATCAGATATTTTTAGACATAGTTTTCTAACTTGTATTGGTTGTCTTAAAACAGAAGAGATTACAGATTTTATATTTGAAAATCCAGATTTACGGAGAATAGTTCATGGTCAAATTATAATTGTATCTGGAACACTTTATGATTGGATTCGTGCAATTTTAGATGGATGCTATGAAAGTAGTAGTTCCTCTAATAGGCGAATAATGAATGACTTATTTGAAAGATTAAATAATTCTCATTTAAAACGGTGCTTTCAATGTTATGAACGAGTATATTTACAGGATGATACCTTTATTCTAAGGTTCAGAAAATGACTGTTCATTCTGAAACTATAAAAGTTATAATGGGAACTGGATCAAACAGATTCAGGAAGCCCCTTATATTACACTACGATGGTCTTAGAATCTATTTTGATTTTACGTTCAATAAATCATTTATGCTTGAAGTTAAGGCTATGGAAGGTTCTCAATGGCATGGTTATGATGGCGCACCTAAAACGCCTGAAGGTGTTCGTTCTAAGGTTTGGTCGGTTAAAGACTCAGATCGTAATGATTTTAGAATCCGATGGTTTCAATGGGAGGCATTTACACAAGAGGAAAAAGATAAGAATCCTACCCTTAATCCTTATTGGGTCTATGATAAATCGCTTATAACTGATCTTCAATTTGAACGACCACTATATGAACATCAAAAAGATATGGTTGCACATTTTTTAACTAGACACTATGCTTGTGCGGCATCAGAAATGGGAACAGGAAAATCACTTGCGGGCATAGAAGCATTTGAGAGGGCTGTTAAAGACTTTAGAGTAAATAATTCAGACTACGACAAAATGGATCGAGATTTAGTTTGGTATGTTGGACCAAGAGCGGGCGTTAGGGCTGTTAATCTTGAGTTAGAAAAATGGAACGCTACAGTTGAACCAAGAATGATAACATATGAAGAACTAATTAAAGTTCTTGCTCGTATAGGCGAGCGTGGACAGCCACCAATGTTTGTTTTCTTTGATGAAAGTTTTAAAATCAAGACTCCAAAAAGTCAACGGTCAATTGCAGCTTTATCTCTTGCAAATTGGGTTCGTCAAGAATGGGGATGGCAAGGATATGTTATTGAGGTAACTGGAACACCGGCACCTAAAAATCCAGGTGACTGGTGGCATCAATGTGAAGTCCTTTGTCCTGGTTATTTAAGAGAAGGAAATGTTCACAAATTTAGAGATAGACTTTCTATTACAGAAACTCAAGATGGAAAATATGGATCTTATAAGAAGATTATTACATGGCTTGACGATGATAAAAAATGTGAGATTTGCGGAGTCTTAAGGAAAGATCATAAGGAAAATCATGATTTTGAAGGATCAGTCAATGAAGTTGCTAATCTATATGCTCGGATGAAGGGTCTAGTTATTGTTCAATTCAAGAAAGATTGTCTTGATCTTCCTGAAAAACAATATGAACTTATAAAACTTCGACCCACTATTGATTTATTAAGAGCGGCCCGCTTAATTATAAAAACAACATCGCGGGCTATTGATGCTTTAAGATTAGTGCGGGAATTAAGTGACGGATTTCAATATACAAAAGAAAAAGTAGGAATGGAAATTTGCGCTGAATGTAATGGATCTGGTGAAGTTAAGATACCTGTTCCACAAAATGAAATTGATATAATGCAGCCGTATGATCCAGGTGAGTGGACATATGAATCTGCAATCTGTGATTTTTGTGGGGGAAAGCGTGAAGTTCCAAAATATGCTAGAGGGGTAGATGAAATTGAGAGTCAAAAAGATCAAGTATTTTTAGATGAATTAGATTCACATGATGATGTTGGACGATATACTGTTTGGGGTGGTTTTACAGCAACCATTGATCGTCTTACTAGAATGGCCCATCAGCAAGGTTGGGCGACTCTTCGTGTTGATGGTCGAGGTTTGTTTGGTGAAAATCATGATGATGAAATTCTTGATGCTGATGATCTTCTTAAAGGAATGGATAACGGACACTCCAAGCGTGATATGTATAAGGAAAGGTATCCAAAAATCTGTTATGTTGGACAACCTGAAGCTGGTGGTCTTGCTTATACATTAACGGCTAGTCCAACTGGATTATTCTTCTCGAATTCGTTCAGCGGAGTCGGAAGGATGCAAGCAGAAGATAGAGGGCATAGGCCCGGAATGGATTTAAATTTAGGCTACACAATTAAGGATATTGAATTATTACCTGTAGATCGTCTCTTGTTAGATAATCTACAGAAAAAGAAAAATCTGCAACGGATTACAATGGGTGATCTCGATGCAGTTATGAGAGACGCTGAGGAGGCTTTAAGATGAATGATCAGTCAATGGCACCTATTGAAGTTGAACCGTCTTCAATGTCAAAAGCACAGATTAGTTACGAAACTAGATTAGTTCCACGGATTGAGATTTTAGTGGACAATGAGTTTAATTGTCGTGGAAGTGATCTAATTCCAATGGGCGTAGTTGAATTAGCAAAAGATATTGAAGAAAACGGATTAATTAATCCAATTATTATCAAACCAATCGACCATCCAGAGTTTAAGTTTAAGCTTATTGCTGGATTCAGACGAACTCTTGCTCATAAAATTAATGACACCGATCCATCGACAATAAAAATTATGGCAACGATCCGACCTGATATTAGTAACGAGATTGATGCCCTAGTTCTTAATTTGTCAGAAAATCTTCATCGAAGTAGTTTAACAATGGTCCAAGAGGCTAGGGCTATTAGCAAACTTGAAAAACATGGTATGACACGCGAACAATGGGCGCGTAGAACACAAAAATCATGGGGCTGGATTCAAGTTCGCTTAATGCTTGCGGCCTTACCTGGAGAGATTCAGAATGAAGTAGAAGCTCTTGGTAAGGGTATTACACAGCAACAGGTTCGTGATCTTTACACTTATTATAAAGAAGAAGGTAAGGGAAAGTGTGAAGAGGTCATCCGAAACATTAAATCCGCAAAAGCTTCCGGGCGTAAGGCTATCACCTCACCTGAAAAACGAGATTCAACATCAAAGCTTATCAGAAATAAAACTGAAATTCTTAACATGATGGATACTTTTAAAAGAACCTTTGGTCTTAGTCTGATTGTTCGCTTTGGTGCCTGGTCTATTGGTGAAATTTCAGCCCAAGATTTGTATGATGATATTGAAGCTTACTGCGAGAAGCATAATATTACCTTTGAACGACCAAAGGATGAAGACAATGAAAACAGTTAAACGAACATATGAGGTTTGTTCTGTTTGTAAAGGAAGCGGTAAAATTTGGAAACTTCCTGATTATTCTACAACAATTGTAAAAACACAAGAATCTTGTGAATGCTGTGGCGGTGCAGGAAAAATCTGTGTTTCTGAGGAAATGAGTGATGACGCCTGAACAGGCAGCAGCCTACATCAAAGCACAAGCGGTTGCAGCAGAAATCGAGATGCACGGGATGATTGTTACAAACCATGAATGTATTAGAGACAATCATCCACTTCAATATCGACAACCTGATTTTGAGAATTTAATCCTGAAATATGGAATCTATCATAACGGGGTAATGAAGTTGTTTAATGAGGTGAATAGCTGATGATTAAACTAGGTGACAAAGTAAAAGATACTGTATCTGGATTCATAGGTATTGCAATCAGCGCAACGACCTATCTTAATGGATGCCGTTGGATTTGTGTTCAAGCTCCTGTAAAGAAAAATGGAGATTTTGTTGAGCCTGTTTATTTTGATGAAACTCAACTTAAAAAAGTAGCGCAACGAACTCCTGTAAGAAAAATACCACAAAGAACATTAGGTGGTAGCCACCCACCAATTCCTGGGCCACGCACACCACCATTTCGACATAGAGAAAGTGGAATCTGATGACTCTTCAAGAGCAACAGATTGAAGGTTATCTTCAACAACTTTGGGAAAAATCTGATTCTGAAGAACGGGTTAATAAAATCCTTTTCGCTGTAATGACTGTTCATTCGATGCGTGATTGGGAAGCTATTTTTTGTGAATTACTTAATGCAACTTTTTTTAAAGAAAATGTTGGTCTTTTAGAAAAAGCTAAAAAAGAATTAGTTGAAGCTCTTAGAGATTTATATTTAGAGGTAACAATATGACTCTAACTCTTGCTGAAAAAACTGAAATATTTCAACGAAATGAAATTAAAAAATTGTTATCAAAATGTACAGAAGGACAGCAAGGAAGATTTCATCAACTTTTTCCTAATGGTGTGCCAATAGATAAGTTAGAGACTGCACATGGGCTTATTATGCGAACCTTAGAAAAATAATGAAATATTTACGATGTCGCCTCTATTGGTTAGATGGAAGAGTTATAGTAAAATGTATTGGATTCCCAGATTTTGAAGGTGAAGAAGGATTTTTTAAACATCTTAATGCTGACTATAAAACAAATCTTATACAAGCCGAAAAAGATCCACCATATACTGCACTAATAGAAACAACTTCTTTTGACTTTTTTAAAATAGATATTGATGGAATTATGGCGTTTTTTGAAAATGAATAAAGTATTTGTAGATACAGAGACTTGCGGTCTCCACGGGCCTATTGTTCTAATACAATATGCTTTTGAGGACGGACCTATAGAATTACACCCTGTATGGACGACCCCAATTGAAGAGACACTTGAACTTATTGAAAGATTTTGTGAGTGCTGTTACATTGGCTTTAATAATGTTTTCGATTGGTTCCACTTTCAGCAGCTTTATACGACACTCCACCAGTTTCCAGACCATTCTGTTTATCCAGAAGATTTTATTAATGAATACGCTCTCTTTGAAAAAGGTGCCCGTGACGTGGATCTTTGCCTCAAACCGGCGGGAGTCTTTGATATTATGCTCCACGCTCGTAAAGGTCCATATCAAACAACAATGAATCGTGATGACATTAGAATTAAACGGATTCCTACAGTTCTTGCTCGGCATCTTGTTGCAGAACTAAATAAGCGAATCCAATTTAAAGATATTTGGTTTGCAAGAAAATCTGATTCCTCGAAACGGTGGCAGATATATGATATTCTTGATTCAGTTGGAGATATAATTCCTGATCTTAAAGATATTGTTCTTAAATTTGCACCATCAAGTGCATTAAAAGCATTAGCCCTTGATGCTTTAGAGCTTGATAATGTTAAGTTTTTTAAAGATGTTGGGGTAGCTAAAGTTTTTAATCCTGTTGAATCTGGTTTTGCACCATTTGCTCTTGCTCCTTTTCTTGATAAGCGGACTAAGATGCAAAGACACCCAAGGCCGGGGAACTGGTTAGGAAAATGGCCTGATGTAATTCGATACCATATTGATCATTGGAATCATAGCAAACTTGCTCGTCAATATGCTGAGGATGATGTGCGTTACACAAGAGACTTGTTTCATCATTTTAAAATCGAAGATAAAGATTTGAACGACGATGATTCAATTCTCTCTTGTATGGTTGCCTCAATTAGATGGAGAGGATACCGTGTTAGTATTAAAAAAATCTTAGATTTGAAAAAAGAAGCTGTTCGTAAGCTAATGGCTCTTAAGTTTAATTTTAATTCTACAGAAATTTGTAGACGTTATATGAGCCAAGTAATGTCAGATATTGAGCAACTTGTTTTAAAGCCGGGCGGAAAACAAACTACGAAAGCTATTATCTTAGAGGAAATAGCTAAGTGGAGACATGAAGAAGTCTGTGAATGTGGGGGACAAAATCCACAATGTTTCCTCTGTGCAGGTGAGGGTTATTATCAAACTGAAGAAAAGCATCCAGCCGCAAAAAGAGCACAGGAGATTTTAGATGCGCGACACGCCAAGAAAGAAATTGAAATATACGACAAGTTCATATTGGCTGGACGCTTCCATGCGTCGTTTAATATTATTGGGGCGCTCAGTTCAAGAATGTCAGGAGCTGATGGACTCAATCCACAAGGAATTAATCACGCTACTTATGTACGAAAATGTTTCCCTTTGGCCTGGAAGGGAACTCAGCTCTGTGGGGGAGACCTTGCCGGTTCCCAAGTCGCAATCGCTGATGCAGTCTTTAAAGATCCTAAGCTCCATGAAGAATTGCTTACTGAGACAATCTGCTCAGATTGCCACGGAATTCCGTTAAACGGTTGCAAAGAGTGTAAATATACTGGAAAAGTAAAACAAAAACTTTACGCGATTTTTGGAACATATCTTTTTCCAGGTATGACCTATCAAGATATTATGCAAACAAAAGGTTTGGCTGGAGAGCAAGATAAATATGATAGAAGTAAAAAGGCTGTTCTTGCTATGCTCTTTGGAGGAGAGCCCTATACTCTTGCAACAAGAGTTGGAATTTCACAAGAAGCAGCCGAAGAAGCATACAAAAAATGGGTAGACGATCATCCTAAATGGGGAGAAGAACGACAAAAATATTTTGATATGTATTGTTCAATGCGTCAGCCCGGAGGCGTTGGAACACGGGTAATATGGAAAGACCCTGCAAGATACGTAGAGTCAATTTTTGGTTTTAGGCGGTATTTTACATTAGAAAATCAGATTGTTCGTGTTCTTTTTGAATTAGGCCAAAAACCTCCAAAAGAATGG